CATCATCTAATGAGGTAGCTGTATACGGAACAATCAAATCATCAGCGGGTACAAATTTAGAGCAGGCCATTTGCGCTGCTTCGTCGTAGTAAACTTTTTTAAAAGCTGAGCCAGCTAAAGGTAAATGAAATAACATAGAATCAAAATCTGGTTCGTAGTCTTTCATCTTATCCATAATTTGATAATTCATAAAATCTTTTACTCTTTGTGATTGTTGTTCTTTTGCTGGTGTTGGTATACCTAAAATTTGTGTTCTGACTGGACCGTTGGCTGGTAATAATTCTTTATACGCTAAAGCTTGAAACTGTGTAACCGCCTCTGCTAATACTGGGTGTGTTGCACCTGATGCACCTTGGAAAGGCTCTGTTCTATTATCGTATTTAAAACCTAAAAGATCTAAACCTTCTCTGTAACCTTTTTCCCAGTCTTTTCTAGAATTTTTGTAGTCTTGATAATTTTGATAAAGACTAGTTCCTAATCTACCAAGAATATCTTCTGGTAAATGTTCTGCTAAATTATCATAATGATTTTGACCACCTTCAACAGAACCTATTGAAGGATCGTAATTAATATCTACAGAGCCATCATCGTTCTCTGTAATTTCTACAGGTTCACCTTTTTCATTAAGCCTCCGTTGCTCTTCTTGTTGGGCAACTTCTATTTCTTCAGGTGATGGTACTTTTATCTCTTGCTCTACGTTTGGAAGAGATTTGTCTATGTCTGCCATTTATTTTCTCCAATCTTACAGGTTTAACACTATCATAATTAATAAGCAACCCCTGTGGTTGTGGGCCTCTTTTAGGAGGTATTGTTTTAGTTAATTTCATCGTCTATCTCCTTAATTATTCTATCATCAATCTCATCAATATCATCTACCGTGCCTTCAGGTCCAAATACTTCTTTTGCCTCGTCATACTCATCAGGAGGTGTGCCTCTTGTCATTTCATCACCCTGACCTTTTTTAATCTCAAAAACAGATCTATCTTCAATCGTATCAAAGGTTTCATCACCATAAGAAGCCATACCTGGTTTTTCTTTTGTAACTCTAACGTCTCCCGTAGCTAGATCCTCTACTAACTCATACTCGCTACCATCTTTACCTCGGTATGTAGTCACTTGTTGTAAATCTTGTGTTGCTCTATCTTTAGTCCTATCTACGCCAAATTTTTTAATCTTGTCTACCAACATCATAAGTTTATCTGCTCCAAGTTTTATTCCTTCAACTGCAGCAGGTGATTTTGCAACCGGTGCAATAAATTTACCTAGATAAGGAATCAAAGCTAATATGCCTGCTAGCTTACCTGTGTCTTTCATAAATTTTCTTCTGCCGGGACTTTTTAGTCCTTTTTTATCTGGTCCTTCAGCAAGACCTAATCTCATAATACCACCCTCAGCAGCACCTTGTATATCTTCACCAAATTCTTCTTGCTCTTTTAAAAATTCTTTTTGTTCTTCTGGTGACATCGCTTCAAACTCTTCTTGAGCTTTTAGTGCTGAATCTACGAGAGCTGATATACCCATCAAACCTAAACCAACTGGTGTCCCTGCTCTAATAACTTTTAGTGGTAAACCTAAATTTAAAATTCTTTGTAGTGCAGGATTTTTAACAGCCTCTGCTCCTATACTTGCAAGAGGCAGACCTGCATAACTTAAAGGGTTTCTTAAAGTTTGTTCTAATCCTTCTTCCTGTAGTTGTGATCTAACGCCTCCAGGTATGAGTGCCTCACCAGCTACAACTCCAAATGGTGTTCCTAAAGTTTGTAAGGCTTTTAGTAATCCTTTTCCTGCTGTTCCATAAATGCTTCTTCCTTTTTTTGTTGCTAGTGGTGCAGCCGCTGCTGTTGCAACTGCTGCTTCGGGTAATATGCTATCTTCTTTTGTTCCATCTTCTGAAGCTTGTACAACAGCGGGTAGTGATAACACTCCTGCTGCTAACGCACCTTTCGCACCGAATTTTTTTAATTCTCCTATATTTTTAGGATCAGTTATAAATTCTTTTAAAGTTCTAGTTTTTTTACCAACATCAACTGTGTAACCTATATCATCATAAGAAGATTTAATATCAATTCCACTATCGGCTAGTTCTGCTATTCTTTTTTTACCATAGACCGCTTCTGGAGATTTAAGAGAAAATTTAGGTAAGTCTGTTTCTTTTACACCGGGATTGTTCTCTAAAAATTTTTTAGTGTATTTTTTATAATCTTTAATTACGTCAGAGTTATTTTCTGTTTGCATTCTATTAGCAAATTTTTCAAACTGTCTTACAAAGTTACCATACTGTTCTGCATTTAATTTTCCTTCCATAATATTAATAAACTGAGAATAAGGAGCCATGCCAGGAACTCTCGCTCCTGTTTTAACACCTATAATCTCATTAATATTAAAACCAGTTGATCCTTTTACTGTTGGATCAAAAGTAGGAACACCCTCTCTGTTTAAAATTCTTCTAGCTTCTCTTTTCATTAAATCCATATTAGGCTTACTTCCTTTAAAATAATCTGGACCTAGTTGTTCTGAAATTTCATTTAAAGCATTTTGATAAGCTTTTTGTTGATAAACATTTCCAAAAGGGGCTTTTGCTATAGTTTCAAATATTTTTTTACCTATAGTTTTGTCTCTAGGTATATCTACATTTACGTTTGTAAACTCTTTGCCATTTAAATGTTGTGCTAACCTGTAAGTAATATTAGCAGCTGTATTAATATTTATTCCTTTTGCTTTTAAAACTTCTTCTGGAACTATTTCTCCTTTTCTAATAAACTTTCTTAAAGTAGGGTCATTATAGAATTGTTTCATTCCTTTTATGGTTTCATCAGTCAAACCATATTTAGCACCTGTTCTTAAATGATACTCTTTAATTTGTTTTATTTGTTTTGCTGTTGGTTTTTTATAATGAAGTGTTCCAAACTTACCACCTTGACCTATATTAAAATATCTAGCTTTTAAATCTTTTCTATAGAAATCACCAAAAATATTTTTTTGTCTTTTGCTTTCTTTTGGAGCATACATTAATTCTTTTGCTTTATTTTTTAAATTAGGTATTCCTGTTAACTCTTCTAACTCTTGTCCAGTTATATATCCTGGTTTTACTTTGCCTGTATCTATTGGAACTTGATTTACAAAACCAGCCACTTTAAAACCCATACGACCACCCTCGGCTTTATCCTCTCTATTAATGATAGATTCAATAAACGTTCTAGTCTCTGGTTCTACAGCTCCAGGATAGTCTCTAAGAAAATTACTTAATCTTTCTTTTCGTCTTTGCTCTACAATCTCTTGTGGTTTTTTCTGAGGTAAGATAAATTCTTTTTCTTCAATAAATTGACCGACCTTCATGTTCCAAGTCTCTGGTGTACCAAAGTCAGCCATGTTATACTCCCATCAAGTAATCTAAACCTTTGCCAGGTCTGCCACCTTCAGCCATGGCATCAGGATCAATATCGTCAGGTAAATTTTTTAACTTGTCTCCAAGATCTTGTTCTAATAAATCAAACTCAGTATCTTTTAAAAATTCATCTGCTGCTTTTACTTCGTTCTCAGCAACATCTATGATGTCATCTAGTTTATCTAACTTGTCTATATCTCTCTTGTAAAATCTATTATATACATTTAACGGATCCATTTCTTCTTTTCCACCGCCTCTTAAGTCGTCGTAGTTTTCTAAACTTTTTCTAACATCTTCTGGTAAATCTATTCTATTATCTTTTAATAAAATTTTTCTAATTACAGCTCTTCGTTTACCTTCCATAACCATATCTTTACTAGGTCCTCGCATACCTCCAAAAAAAGTATCTACTGCTTTTTTAAGTGTATCGTCTGATTGTCTTTTTATTGTGCCTGCTTCTGTAATTGCTTTACCCATCGTGCTTCTAGGATCTATGCCTTCAGGTATACCTAAGTCTTCTTTCAAAGACATAATACCTTCTTCGTCCATAGACTTACCTGTTCTAATATCTACGATGTCGGCCTCTTCTGTAACTTGTGTTTTAGGATCAGGTATATCAGAGCCTGTTTGTTTCTTTCTAGCTTTGAGAAGTTGTTCCGCATTCTCTAAAAAATTCATTTGCTCTTTTGTGTTTCTGTTTGAAAGAATGTAAGGAGCATACTCCATAATTTTTTCATCAGCTAAATCTACTAGCTTCTCATCTTTGAATGCATCTTTAGAAAATATATTCTTAGTAGGTGCGTTGGTATCAAGTTCTTTGGGTTTAATAATATTTGATCTTGTACCTATAATTTGATTGATAAAGGATTTACCATACAGCTTTTCTAAAACTGCTAAGATTGCCATTCCTATATTTTTTGCTGCCATAACTAGTAGTAGTTCCTTTTAGTTTTATAAATCTTTTCCTCTTTTTCATCGTCAGGATGTAATATAAAACCACCCTGTCTGAAACGCATGATGGCTTGGGTTGTCGAGTCAACCAAATCGTCATGATCACCAAATGGAAAAGCCGCACACTCCTCGATCACTTCCTCAGCAAATTCCTGGTTCGGAGCATATATCATACCAGATTCAAATAAAGGTGCAACAGAATTTACTCTGGTGTGCTTGTCGTTTCCTTTTGACGGACTATAGTTTACAACAGGTATACCCATCTTTCTCATCTCGTCAGTCAAAGGCTGACCTGATGCTTTGGCCTCTACGATAACTGTATCAGGATCCCAATACTTAAACTGCTCCCAAGCAACTTGTTTTAGTTCTGGAAAGTCGTATCTACCTTTCTTTGCGTCTAATAATAT